ATGGAACTTAAAATTCTATATGGTTTACATCGCCCATTTCATCAGCCTTTATGGATGGTGAAGTGGGTCTGTGCATTCTTAACTCAACGGAAAACTAAGAAGCAAGGCTATTTCGTTTGTCCCGACATCACTGCTGATTTCTATTTCGTGATGTTGGATTGGTTAAGTGAGAAGTATCCTGATTGTTATAATGGTGGAATTCCTTCGAGAGAATCTGTAATCTCTGTTCGAAATGAATTTTCAAGTATTCCCAATGACGATAGATTGAGTTATTTGAGGTCGGTTCTTCAGAAGAAGCGAGTTTCAAAAATTGAAAAGCAGATTTACTCGACTTATAAGGCATCTGGCTATTATATCAATCTTACAAAAGAGAAACTAAATCTAATCAATGATAACGGCGATATTACTGTGGGCGATTTTCCTTCTAAATACTGGAAAATACCCAATTTATATAAATCAGAAAAAATTGTCATACTTAAGCAAATACTTAGGTATGATACAATATATTTCCTTTCGCTTTGCTTGCTGCATAAAGAAGCGGATAAGTATCAACTGTCTCTATCTGAACTAATATATGATTTCTTGAAGGAATTCTTCCCTAATGCTCGTTTTGACTTTATAAGTAGGAGCCATCACAATTATTACATCGTAAGAAAGTATTGGGGAGAGATGTTAGGAGTTTTGACTAAGTCGAATGGATTGAGTGGTTTTGCTAAACAGGTGATTCTGTCGAGTTGCGATACACAAAAAGCGTACAACGACATCATCGGTTATATAAAGGTCTATAGACCTGTGATGAAAAGACAACAGTCCTTTAGTAGACTTGTCACTAAGTTTAATAAAGCCTATACTCAGCTAATAAAAAATCAAGAAAAAATAAATGAGTACGTTAATCTGCATGATATTTGTAGTGCTATGGGTATGAGCTATATTAGATTCAACATGTTCCTATCGGAATTTTATGAAAAATATCGCACTACTAAAAATATTTTTTTTATTAATATCGTTTCTACCATTGATCAACGCAAGCGTTTCTATGTAAGAAATATGCCTGTACTATCAATTAAAATAATGGATTTATGAAGAATCTAGAAGGGCTGTGGAGTAAGTTATGTGTTCCCAAAGACAACCTCGAAGCTATTCGACGAGATTGGACTGAAGGAAAAGTGCCAGAATTGCCTTATGAAATAATCGGGCAATCGGCACTGAAGGAGCATATTGAAGGGAAACTTCGTGAGATAGATGGCCATAGAATGACATCATCGATTCTTCAGGCCAACTATGGAGATGGAAAAACAAATACTCTAAAATATCTTCAGTTGTATTTCCGGGAACATCCGGAATTAGACATAAGATTTATCTATTGTAGAGCAAATCCTGAACAAACTGATTTGTGTATGTTCTTATTGGAACATATCGAAGTTTCGTTCAGAGATATCTTACTAGCCCATATTTTAGAACTCAGAGAACAATCAGATTTTGAACCCGCTAGTCTCGCATATGAGTATAAGGACGATTTTTCTTTCATAGAAGATTATGTAAATGCCCTCTTTGATAAAAATAATGATGCTAAGCAATTAACCAACCTAATTTATCTGGGAACGGGTAGATTATATTCTAAAAACTGGTTTGATAAATTTAACTTGAAGAAACTCACGAATTTTAATCGTCGTGAGGTTTTCGTATTCTTCATGAATGTTCTTGCCAAAGCAGGTATTTATGTTATTTTTGCAATTGATGAGTTGGAGAAAATTAATGATAAATCAGCCAAGAGAATGTCTTATTATTTCTCATCATATCGAGAAATATTGGATTTATTCTCAAAAATAAATGGTCACTATATGATTTCTGCGATGACTCCCGCAGTAGATATTGCATTGCTTAGCCCTCCATTATATGGCCGTTTAAAAGATGATATTGTTACAGTAGAAAAATTATCATCCATAGACGATTTGGTGAAATTGGTTGAACTATTGTCGGAGTTGTTGGAATTGCCTACTACTGACTTAGGCAATAAAACTATCGCCGGCAAACTTAAGCGCAATCAACAGTTGAACAACAATCGTGCAATTGTTCAAAAAGCCTCCGAGTTATTAAGTGGCCAAGAATGTGAATCTGAGAATATCCTCGATATCCTCAGAAAGCATGAGGAACTAAGTGAGCTGTATAAAGAGACTGAAGAAAATCTAAATAGCAGACAAGCTTTTGACAACCTCTCTCGTTCTTTTTTTGATCCTTTATCTTATTACCTTTACGCTTTGGGGTATAAGGATGTGGATGCTAATTTGGTGCGTAGAGATTTACAATCATTCTTGGTGCCATCAGAGAATAAGGCTTTTTTATTTCTGTTTAACGATAGTTCAAAGGTTCAATCGCGTATTCAAGAGTTATACGAAGAAAAAGGTATTAATTCATTCGTGGTATTTGTACCCGAAAATATGTCTCTATCATATGCAGATATTAATGTTGACAGCGTGCTGCTGAAGATGCATACGTACAAGCCCAAAGAGGTATTTATCCTATTAAATATGTATCGTCAGAATTTTGACAAACAGAGCAAAATATCTGAGATACTATCAGTAGCATTTAATTCCTTGATTTGATATGGTATTTGCAAATAATAAATCCGTAAGTATTGCAGAGTTTAACATCAATCTATGGGCGGAAAAACGAAACGTGCAATGTTGAGTGAGCCGGATTGCATTGGAAGTGCCGACGGTTCAGTTAGTTAGCGGTGATTGGGCGGTGAGGGGTCTGCAAAACGAAAAGTACATTTGCTTGGATTTTGCTTGGATTGCCGGGGCGTTAGGTTGGAGGGTCGGTTGGGTTGAAGTTGGATTGACTGCGGTCGTGCTTGTGGCGCGGCCTTTTATTTTGCCCGTGCGTTTGTGTTAGGTAGTTTTGGGGCGTGTGGCGGTGTTCAGATGGCCGGACGGTAGAATGGTCGAAGCGGGCTAAACACGCGGAAATCGAGCCATTTGCGGGCGTTGTGTGGCGGCTTAGCGGGCGAGGCAGAATGACTGTCGATTAAACGCCCTTTGAGCGCTGGTTAGCCGCCAATTAAACGCCGTTTGAATGGTGTCTCCGAGGATTGATCCGGCGCGAACCCTGCACCCGTCGTTCAAAACAGAAAGTGGGTCAAAATAAGCGTTGGATAGCCTAATGGATAGCCTAATGGGTAGCCACTACGGTATCACTTAAACGACGATAAACACCCCTATAAGGACAAAGCGCGGGCAAAAATCGGGCAATTTTCAATGATACACCCCCCTTTAATACCACGAAAAACGAGGTTTTATGCGGAGTGTTTAAGCGTTTAAGTTGCTGATATATAGTGGCGTATTGGCGCAAATAGGGCAAAATGCCCTCAAAAATAATTGAAAAGCATTAAAAAACGGCCTCGGGAGAGGTCGGTCAGTTGAGGCAAAAGGGCGGCAGACCCGGTATCAGACCTTTTGCACCCTTTCCGGTTCGACGAAGACCTGCTGCACATCTTGGGGAGTAAGGTTGCTGTTCGAAATAGTGCGGAGTTCCATATTCTCGCGTTCGAGTTGTTTGTTACGCTCTTTCAGTCTGCCAATTTCCTCGGCCTGTGATACTATTCTATCCATCAATTCAGAGTTAGTCTGTGCGGCTGGCTCGGGTGAAGTCTGAAAGTTCATTTTCCCTCTGCCCGTGATAAGCCAATCAAAATTTATGTGTTCACAAACTGAAAACACACGTTCGAGGTCGATGGAGTTGCGCTTTCTCCAATTTGAAACGGCAGCTTTGGAAACGCCAAGGGCTTCTCCCAAGTCCTTATCGCTTGAGATTGATAATGCGGTCTTTAGTCGGTCTAATATGTCGTTTGATGAAAAAGTTTTCATTTTGTGAATTTTTTACGCCTCAAAATTTGGTAGTAAACAAAATGTGTACTAACTTTGCAGCGAGTTAAAAAATTAACAGCCGCCAAATTTACAAAAAATCGGCGACATAACAGCAAACTAATAAAGTAAATATGACAACGACAACTCCCGAACAGCGCAAAATGGCCGACGAACTGAGCCGCTATGTAGATCGACAGATTCTCCGAGCCAAGGGCATCATCAAAGAAAGCATGGAAAATCTTGCCGAGGACTTCAACGAAAATTTCATGTGGGATCCCGAGAAAATCTACAAAGGGAACCGCCGACTGGAGTTTCTGAACGAGATCCGCCAACTGCTCGATGATGACGAGTGCAATATGGAGGGAATGAGATTCTACCTGCGCCACGCCGCCGAACACGCCGCTGACGACATCATGCACCGCGACCCATACCGCCACAGCTCCAATGCCGCCGCCAATCTCGCCAACCAATGGGAGTTTGAAAGTTACAAAGAGATTTATCACCTCGCGCTCAACCTGCTTGACCGCCTAACGCCTGACGCAGAATGATGACCGAGGGCGAAATCAAGGAGAGTCTGCGGAGCATGAAGCGCAGTCTGATCAACGCGCACGACGAGATAGTGGGAGTGGCCGACTTCATGGAAACGCGGCTGACCACGGAATACGACCGGGCAATGAGCAAGGAATACGGCACGGTGTGCCGGGTGCTCGGAATCTTGGAGGAGCGCATAACCGAAATAGGAAATCAACTCACAAAACTCAAATAAAGATGGAACGTAAAAGAATCATTGTAATCACGCCGCAGGAGCGCAACTATCTGATGAAGATGTTCGGTTGCAGCGACGTAACGGTGTATGAGGCCGTAAAGTACCGCAAGAACAATCTCCTGCACAAGAAGATCCGCAAGGCGGCAATCGAACGCGGCAACCCGCAGATGGTGCTTGCGCCGGAGTTCGACACCATACACCTCACCAACCGCCAGGACGCAGACGCGGGGATGACGCGCTACATGGTGCAGACCTTTGAGAACGGCGCGACCTTGGAGGGGAACTTCACGACCGGGGTTGTGGAGGTACGCGACAAGCGCGGCGAGGTCAAGGGACGTTGGCAGAGTCCGACTATCACGGAACTAAAGGCCATACAGGAGGTGGCGCAGTCGCTCTGAGATATGGCTAAGCGATTCAAATCTCAACGTCATCAAGGGAATAGGCAAATGCCGGAAATACGCCTTGCTTGTAGCATAGATTTAGAAGCACGGATTTCAGCAGCTCAACCCTTAAAGTCGCGTGTTCAAGTCCGAGATAGGCGAACTGAAAATCAATCTGCATATATGCAGACGCTGGGAATGGTTCAGTCACTTCTACCCACCCTTCATCGGTTGACTCACAGGTTGGCTTGCTCCAATGGCAAGAGAACGAAAGTCTACGACCCAATATTTGTAGAAGCTCTGATATTTCAGACCGAAAATCTGACAGCTCTTGCAGAGCGTCTGCTTCATTATCAAGAGGGGTTCGGAGACCGCAATAAAATCTGACGTATTGCATAGCGATTAAAGAATTAACGGCTACAAAATTACAAAAAATATGGAGTATTACGATAACACGCTCTGCATAAGCCACGCGGAACTGACCGACGGCATTATGACAAACGCTGCACTAATGCACGCTTGCCAACGAGACAAAGATCTCCGTGTGAGACGTGCTTGTTGTAGTAAACCAGCCCTCTATGACGTAAAAAGATTGTCGGCTGAATACCAAGCAGAGGTAAAGCGGCGATATGTTGACCCGGAGGCGCAAGCCCAGGCACGGGCATTCATAGACACCATCGTGATAGACCAAGCCGCAGCGGCATACTACGAGACGGTCAGCATAGACGGGGCGCGGGGACTGAGCCACGAGAAAAGAATGCAATACACCAACTCGGCCTCGATACTGAACGCTTGCCGGGCGCGGCTTATGGAAGCTGCCGCCGAGCAGCGCAGGGTCGGCAGGAGCCGCCGGGTAAAAATGAGTGACTTTTGGGCGGCGGTTGCGGCGCATCTTCCCCGCGTGGCCGACATCTACCCCCACAGCCTCCCCGAGAACCCGAGGGTATTGCAGCGCAAATATCAAGAGTTTTTCAAAGGCGGCGAGCCTCACTATGAGGTGCTGATCAGCGGCAAGTTCCGCAACAAGAACGCCGCGAGGGTTGCGACCCCCGAGCAGGTGGCACTCATTACAAAGTTCATCAGCTATCACACCAACCTCGACTGCCAGGAAGTGGCCGACTATTACAACACCATCTGCGAGACATTGGGTTGGAAAAGTATCGACCGCCGCACGGTATGGAACTGGGCGCAGCGGTATGGCTGGGCAGTAGACGCCGGACGCTACGGCGCAAAGGAATTTATGAACTCCCGCGCAATGCAGGTAAAGAGGTTTGCACCGACCGCCCCGATGCTGTATTGGACGCTCGACGGTTGGACGGTGGAACTCTACTACAAAAAACACACCGAGGGCAAGCGCGGCGGGCGCACGACCTACTGCAACCGTATGACCGTGGTGGTGGTGCTCGACCCTTACAACAAATACCCCATAGGTTACGCCACCGGGCCGCAGGAAAGCCCCGAACTGATCAAGGCGGCACTCCGCAACGCCGTGAACCATACGGCAGAATTATTCGGGCAGCGACTTCGCCCCGTTCAGATACAGAGCGACAATTACCAAATCAAGGTTATGCTCCCGACCTACGGCATAGCCGAGTATGTAACCCCGGCGCAGGTAGGCAACGCCAAGGCCAAAGTGATAGAGCCGTATTTCAAGCGGCTCAACCATAAATACGCCAAGAAATGCTCCGGCAACTGGAGCGGCTACGGCATAACCTCGCGCAAGGAGAGCCAGCCCAACCTCGAATGGCTGAACGCCCACAAGGGACAGATCCCCGAGGAGGCCGAGATTCGCAAGCAGATAGACTGGATCATCGCCTCGGAGCGTGAGGCCAAGCGCGAGGCATACGTCGCCGGATACAGCAAGATCCCCGCCGACCGACTTCTGCCTATGACAACCGAAAGCTACCTGCTGAACTTCGGACAGGAAACCGGGTATAAAAACGCCTTGGAGGGCAGCGGTCTGAATGTAAGGCTCCTCGGCGAGCGGCACACCTACGACAGCTTCGACCTCGAATTCAGAAAATACGCCCATCTGCGCTGGAACGTCAAGTTTGACCCCGACAATATGCACGAGGTGCTCGCGGTGAGCGACGATGGCGACCTGCGGTTCCTGCTTGAAGAAAAATATATGCAGCCTATGGCACTTGCCGACCGCCGCCCCGGCGACGCAGAGGAACTGCAGCGCGTCCGCGACTTCAACAACGGCCTTAAACGAATGGTGATAGAGCACGACGCGCAAGCCACCGAAACGGTAAGGGAGAGCCTACTGCAACACCCCGACCTGCACAACCCCTATATTACCGGGGTACTTACCGACAGCCGGGGGCAGAACAAAGACCGCAAGAGCCAATACCGTCTCGAATACACCGATATCACCGAGGAGACAGCCTACGAGGAAAGCGCGGGCGCGGGTGCGGCAACATCGACAAGAGATTTATACTAAACGCTAATATAGGAAATGAAACAGACAGAAAAAGAAGCCATAGCCGCCAAACTGAGGGCGTATGTGGAAAGCAAGGAAAGCCAAAACGCCGCCGCCAAATCGCTGCGGGGCGTGAGTGCGGCCACGGTCAGCCAGATGCTCAACGGAAAGTGGGAACTTATAGCCGACGATATGTGGCGCACGGTAGCCAATCAGATAGGCTACGACCCGCGCCGATGGTCGGTGGTTCAGACCGAGGGCTACGCCCGGATGACGCAGGTTCTGACCGACGCGCAGCAGCACTCTCTCGTAATGGCCGTTGTGGGCGACGCGGGCTGCGGCAAGAGTCAGGCGATAAAGACCTACGCCGAACAGAATCGTGGCGTGATCGCACTCAGCTGCTCGGAATATTGGAACCGCAAGGAGTTTCTCGGCGAACTGCTGCAGAGCCTCGGAGTAGAGCCGGGCGGCACGACGGTTGCCGATATGGTGCGCGAGGCCATAAGGCAGCTCAAACGCCGCGAGGGGGTTCTGATAGTGATGGACGAGGCCGACAAGTTGAGCGACCAGGTGCTTCACTTCTTCATCACGATCTACAACAAACTGGAGGACACCGTGGGGATTGTGCTCTGCGCTACCCAATACCTCAAAAAGCGCATCGAGCGCGGGGCAAACAACAACCGCAAGGGGTACAAGGAAATCTACTCGCGCATAGGCCGCAAGTTCATACCGATGCCCGTTGTGAACCGGGGCGACATCAAGGCCGTATGTATGGCCAACGGCCTCGAAGACCGCCGGGAGATAGAACGGATCATCGAGGACTCGGACAACGACCTGCGGCGCGTAAAACGCCTCGTGTGCGCCCTCAAACTCAAATCGGGCGAAAACGATTAAGCACTGATTAAACAGCGATATAATGGCACGGGCATTAAGCAACAAGAATATGTGCGACGCGAAGTTCACGGTCGCGGACTTCTCCGGGGAGTGGCTTGCCACGATAGGCAAGCCGGAACTCCGGGGCGCATGGATCATCTTCGGGGAGAGCGGCAGCGGCAAGACGCACTTCGCGCTCCAGTTGCTCGCCTATCTCTCGCGGTTTGTTGACCGCGTGGCCTACGACACCATCGAGCAGGGCTACTCGCTGAGTTTTCAGAACTCGTGGAACGACGCAAATATGGGCGACCTCGGCAACAAGGTCATCATCTTAGACAAGGAGCAGATTCCCGCGTTGCGGGAGCGGCTGCGCAAGCGGAAAAGCCCGCAGGTGGTGGTGATAGACTCCATCACGGCGTTGGTCGGCTTCACTCGCGCCACCTTTGCCTCGCTGATGGACGAGTTTCCAAACAAGCTGTTCATCTTCATCGCGCACGAGGAGGGAGGCAAACCCTATCCGGCAGTTGCGCGGCACGTCCGCAAACTCTCCGAAGTAAAACTGCGCGTCGAGGGTTTCAAGGCATTTCCCACAACACGCTTTGCGACCGCCGAGGGCGGCGGCGAGGAGTTTGTGATATGGCCGGAGGGCGCGGCCAGGTATTACGCCCAAATCATCGACAACGACAAATAACGAGATATTATGGCAACAATCACCCAACAGAACCAAAAATGGCTCTTGAAAAAATTCCATACACTCTGTACCAGGCTGAATCTTGACGCAGATATGAAACTCGCGCTGCTGTCGGGCTACGGCGTGGAGAGCAGCAAAGACCTCACCAACGCGGAACTGACTGAACTCTGCGACCATCTCAACGACATACTGAACCCGGAGGACGCCAAGCGGGACAAAATGCGCAAGCGCGTGATAGCCGCCATCGGCGGCTGGCTTCGCCTTATCGGAAAAGGCGACGAGGGTGTGGACTATATCAAGGGCGTTGCTTGCCGCGCCGCCAAGGCCGAGAATTTCAATCAAATCTCCTACGACCGACTGACCACAATCTACAATATGTTTCTGAAACGTCAGAAAGACGCAAAGGCTGTGAACGAGGTGGCGGGGCAGATAGCCTACGAGGCGCGGTTCGGCAAAGATGATTTACTTCTAAACTGACGCAACAATGGGTCTGAAAGTATTAAGTCTTTTCGACGGTATGAGCTGCGGTCAGATCGCGCTTCGCGAACTTGGTATCGAGGTGGACGCATACTATGCCTCCGAGATAGACAAGTTCTGCATAGCGCAGACGCAACTCAACTTCCCCGCCACTATCCAGTTGGGCGACGTGCGCGGAGTCAGTATGGGGCAGTTGCCGAAGATAGACCTTATACTTGCGGGTTCGCCCTGCCAGGGGTTCAGTTTTGCGGGCAAACAACTCAACTTCGAGGATCCGCGCAGCAAACTATTCTTTGAATTTCAGAGGATAGTTCATCAAGCCTACGGACTTAACCCCGAAGTGAAATTCCTGCTTGAAAACGTGCGCATGAAAAGAGCCAACGAGGAAATCATCACCAAATGTCTCGACGGTCTGCGCCCGGTGGTGATAAACTCCGCGCTTGTATCGGCGCAGAACAGAGTGAGGCTTTATTGGAGCAATATCCGCACCGCGCCTGTAAACCTCTTTGACGGTTATTACACCGACATACCCCAACCCGCCGACCGAGGTCTTTATCTTGTGGATATATTGGAAGATGAAGTAGACGAGCGGTATCATTTGACCGACACGGTCATTCGCAATCTTATAGCCCATAAGGAACGCAACGAAAGGAACGGCCGGAACTTCGGCATGGTGGTTCGTACCCCCGAGGAGAAAAGCACAGCCGTAAAGATTGGTGGCAAGGGAATGTATGACATCGTAAAAATCAACCGTTACGGTCAGATTAAGCGCGATCAGAACAAAGCCTCCTGCCTGACGGTCGGCGGTCATGGCTGCGGCAACCACTCCGACATGGATATAATCCTCCAGCGTCCGCGAGGCAAAAACAACGGCGCGGTGTATGCGGGCAAATCCCCGAATCTGACTGCGAACGCCTGGGAACAGAACAATATCCTGCGTCGGCGCACCGTGGTACAACTCAATCCCTCTACGGAGAGCAACGGCAGACAGCCATATCAGCAAAACCGCGTGTATTCGGCTGACGGAATCTCTCCGGCCCTCTGTTCCTCGCGGCGCGGTTCGTCGCCGCTGATAATAGCCCCCGGCGATATATTGCGCCGCCTTACCCCGACCGAATGTGCCCGCTTGCAGACAATCCCCGAATGGTACAAATGGGAATGTTCGCCGACACAACAATACAGAATGCTCGGCAACGGGTGGACGGTGGAAGTTATCAAACACATCTTATCATTTTTGAAGATATGAGCCTAATAAACGAAATCAAGCAGAAAATCAAAGAAGATACTGCGGAACTCTCCACGCCGGAATATGTGGAGTTAATGCGAGAACTCGCTATGTGGGCAGAAGACTCGGCCAACATCGCGGAATATGAACCCGACTTTGAAGATGGTGACGAATGATACTCCGCTACTACTCCGACACCCGCCGCTATTCGGTCGAGGACTTGACGAGCGGCCAATTAAGACGATTATTAACTGAAATAAAGAATAACATAATGGAAAAACGACGGCATTTCAAGATCCGCGCAAAGGAACGCACCACCGGGCAGATTGTTACGCCGGAATTTATAGGCTATAAAAGCCGCAACGAGGTAATAGCATTTTTCGGACTCGAAGAACCCGACATAGAGTGGTACACAATAACCGAAGTTACCGACAAAGAATTAACAACCCCTAAAAATAACAACAATGGCACAATGGATTGAAACCAAACTCCGCTATGACAAGGTCATGGAAAACGGAGCAGTGAAGAAAGTAACCGAGGCCTACCTTGTAGACGCTCTGTCGTTTACCGAGGCCGAGGCACGGATTATCGAAGAAATGAAACCGCGTATCAGCGGCGACTTCGAGGTCAAGGCCGTAAAGAAAGCGAAAATCGCCGAGGTTTTCTCCTCGGTCAGCGGCGGCTATTGGTACAAAGTCCGCGCAATGTTCATCTCGATTGACGAGCATTCGGGTGCGGATAAACTCACACCCCACGACTTTATGGTCGAGGCCAACGACATCGAGGAAGCCATCTCTGGCTTCAAGAGCGAAATCAACCTTATGGTTGACTACAAGATCGCCGGAGTAACAGAAACGGCCATCATGGACGTGTTCCCGGTCAAGCCATCAAACGGAAAATAAACCATATTTAATCACCCTTTAATTACCATTCAACAATGGCACGAAAAAAGAAAACAATCATCAGCGGGATTACCCGCGAGGAGATGGAAGAAGCGATGCACGTCTACGCCGTGGCCGACGCAAAGCAACGCGCCATCACCGCCGAAATGGACGGCAAACTCTCCGCGATCCGCGAGAAGTACGCACAGCAACTCGCCGACCTCGACACCGAGAAAGACGAGGCATTCGAGCGGCTGCAGGCATTCGCCACCGAGAACCGCGACGAGCATTTCAGCAAGCGCAAGAGTATGGAAACGACACACGGCACCCTCGGGTTCCGCATCGGCAACCCGCAGTTGAAGCCCGGCAAGGGCATGACGTGGGCTGGCATACTCGAACTGCTGAAACTGAAAGGCAAAGGCTATATCCGCACCGTCGAGGAAGTGGCCAAGGACAAACTTCTCGCCGAGCGCGAACTGGAAGAATGCCAGGAAGTGATGGAAGCCTGTCATATCTCGGTAGTTCAGAAAGAGACCTTTTATGTAGAACCGAAAACCGAGGGATAGAGTAATGGAAAAGCGCAGAGAGTTTACCCGCGACACCATAGAGGTGTGCCGCAACTGCAAAGCCGAGGGCAAGGTGGAGGTTGAAAGTTTCAACGGAAGCCACGAAGTAAAATGCCCCGTCTGCGGCGGATCGGGATTAGTGAGAAAACACATCGAGGGTTCGGTAACCGTCGAGCCATACGAGAAAGCCGGGAACGCATGAAAAGAATGAAGCCCGCCGCAGGATTTAACCATACGACGAGCGACACCGTGGAACGTGTTGCAAAGATAGTGGTTAAAATCTTAACATGGCGACAAAACCTCACAAAAATACACTCTTGCGCATTCAACACGTCTGCGACATCACCCGGCAGCATTACGAGGAGGGCAACCTCGCGAAGTGCTACAAGCAGGTGTGGAGGCATTATGTATTCCCGGTTTACCCCATGTGTTACCATACGTTCCTCAGTTATCTGAGGCGCGGACTGGAGGGCTACCGACAGCCACCCAAAGACGAACAGCCATCACTCTTTGACGGAATCACAGACTAAACGCGACACCGCCCGCAGACGAAAGAAACTGCGGGCGGTGCTGTGTTCATACCATCTCCTCGCCGAAAGCGTCGGCGAAAATGTCGCCGAGGTCGAGGGTAACATTGCGTGGCGTGAAGATATATCCGTTGTCGATTACTGCCGAGCAATCTATGCAATGGGTCTGCCATTCTTCAAGATCCTCACAAATCTGCTCGTGGTTGTGGTCGGTGGAGGAGCCGGAATATCTGAACCGCGAGTAACTACGTCCGTGCTTGTCGGCCTTGCCTCCGAAATCAACGAAAGCCGCCTTGACGGCTCTGATCAGCCGGAACCGCTGCAGAGCCTCGTCGCGGTACGGGGTATCGGTCTGAGCGAGCGTCGCTGTAACAATATGCAGTCGGACAACCATATCACCCCGCACGACGTTGCGGCCAAGTTCGCCCCAGGAAACGGGGAAGAACTCAATAAAGACCGCCGGAGGAGCGAGCGGGCGCAACTGCGTGAGGCGAGTCGTGTTCTCATTCCAAAGGCCGACATGGTTTATAGCCGGAATCCCCGGCATTTTTGCGTCAGGGTCGCGTTGAGGTCGATGATAGACAACTTCATTATCCACGAGGCGGACACGCGACAGACGCGCTTCTATATCATCAAAAAGCCTTAATCTCATCTTCTGTTGAAATTATCCGCGAGCCTTTGCGAGAACTCTTGGAGGTTTTTATTAACGATGTCGCCGAGAGCCTGCTGCACCTTTTCGTGGTCGCCGATGAACTGACGCTGCGGCATAGCCATTTTGCGCGAGTGAGAGCGGACGGTGTAGGTGTTCCCGGTTTTCTTGTTGGTTCGGGAATGCGCCCGGACAGTTACGGAGAAATTGCCACCCTCGTTATGGAGCGCGGTGTAAGGCAGATGGGAGGAGAATACGACTGCCATTCCGCGCACCATAGAACGGATTGAGCGGCGCATCGCGCCTGTAACAATGAGGATAGACCCCTTGCCGCGCTTGTTGGTCTTGCTGACCTTGGTAGCTGCCCACTTTTGACCAAAGAAACCCTGCTCACGGAAATTGTTGTTGAACATCTCCGTGAGTTTGACGCGGGCGTCGCGCAGAATGTCATCGTATATGTTTCGGGACATCAGTCGGCGAGGCTACCTACGAACATACAGATCATGCCGAGTTTTATCTGCATACGCTCGGACTTATCCTTAATCTTGGAAAAGTCGAATTTAGAGGGAGCCGTCTTTATCTTCTTCCAAATCTCGGGAGTCAGTTCCTCGCCGATACAGAGGAGCGCGGCGGCTACATCGGTCAGCGTAAACTCGGCGGTAATTGTAATTTTTTCGTCCATTGTGTTGAAAAATCGGGTTTATAGTTTGTTATAAGAGAAAAAGTTATTAACTTTGCAATCCCATCGGAGGCCGCTGTGGGTCGCTTCGGCGAGGCGGCAACCTGCCCGCTACGCGGGCTTTTTTTATGCCTTATGGCGACGGATCTCTATCGTATCGTCATCTATGCGGAGCACACATACAATATTCTTTACAGCCAGCCCATGTTTCGACTTTTTGCGGGTGTATTTAATACCGTCGCGGATTTTGCCAGGGTGATACATCGACGCATCGTGGAAATAAAGGCACAGCGTATCGGCGGAGACGGTAACGTCAGACCGCTCGTTATATCCGCGCAACTGGGCATTTTTCTGCAGAATGGCAGACCCATAGTGGCGTTTTTTCTTGGTGATGGAACGAATATCCATCATAACGCCGTCGAGTTGCATATCAAGGGCACGGAGCGTCTTGCCGCCTTTCTTTTTCTGTTCATCGCAAAGCACCGTTATATGACCGTGCCGGAACAAAAGGCTCTGTAACTCGTTTTCGAGTTGTGCGCCCGTCATACCCCAACCAACGGCCTCTTGATTGTTTGAGCGGGTATTGTGGCCGACATGGGTTGCGGTCAAGCCGCCGGACACGGGGTCATATTCCACACCCTTATATTTACTGTCTTTTGAAAGACGGTCGTACAGCCGTTTTGCCTCGGCCTTTCGCGCTTGCTCACTGACCACGCGGCAGACGCGGCACTTCTCGCGCTTGGGGTCATAGGCGAGAGTCAGACTGCCCCCGCAGTCGCCGCAGCCTTTGGGAAGATAGGGGTGCTTCTTCGGGAACACGGTCATTTCCTGCCCGGCGTTGTATCGGAAGATCCGCGCCTTGGGGTCTTCGGTGCAAGCGTCGCCCGCCGCCCTGGCAACGGCAGGGTCGGACATCGGATAATCATCGCGAAGCACCTGCTCGACGGTACAGCGGCAATTCCACCCGTTGGGCGGCAGATAGGACTTCCAGAACTCGTCAGACGGCGGGAGCGTGGTATTGTCGAGGGCAGCGTGTTCGGAGCGGACGCGCTCATCTCCGGCGGTGCGGTACTGCAGATTGTATCGGTCGCCGTCGGCCATAATATCGTGCCATTTGACGGCCATCTGCGAGGTGTGGAGCGCGTGGTTGTATTCGGCATAAAGATAGTTCGTGTTATACTTTTTGTCGATGGCCTCAACGTCGCGCCGGAACACCTCAAAAGATTTAACCTTGCCGTCAGCGTCGGTTAGCGCAAGACCGACCTCGGAAAGTGAATGGTAAGTCTTGAAGCCGGAGAATATGAACGTGTTGTTCTGCAACGCGGCGGTCAGTTCCGGCGGTGTCTCGGTCTTGATGGCCGTGTCGATGGCTTTGTTGAGGGTGTTGTATGTTTCCTCGATAAGCGGAGCGACGGCGGGGTCGGCCAACATCTCGGGGGAGAAACCGCCCTTGGCAAAGACCTCGCGCACGGCGCGGTCGAACACCTCACGGTTGAAAGGAACACGCCCGACGTTGCCGCCCGCGAGCGCAAGCAGATCCGGCCTGTATAACTCGGAAACGGCAAGATTGAAAAGGCGGTAATTGTCGGCTTTCCTCTTTGGGCTTTCGCGGGGCTTGGAGTCGGCATTGCCGGACTCCTCACCCCCTACTCGAAAAAACCGTCGGAGGATTGCTTGACACCGTTGATGGGTACCTTATATTTATCGACGAAATACTGCGGGTCGATGTCGAAATACTGCAACAGCATACGTTCAAGTTCGCGCTGCTCGGCGGGCGTGTATGTGGCTGCGTCGTCCCAAGCGAAAGTGCGCCCGGCAAGAGGGAAGCCGAGGCGGATCATCTTCGGAATAAGATCATCGTTCACGACATATCCTATAAGGCGAGCGTCGGCGGCGCAGATGTTCTCGAACACTTCAAGGTGTGTTTCGGACTGAGAGTGAGAGGAGCCGTCGTCGATAGTCATAGTCTGACCGAGGACACCCTTTGACATCTCGGAGTTGGCGCGGTCAATGCGGCGGTCATAGACGTTATAAGCGTCGCCGCGAGAAGACTCCTTTATCTCTATGGTCGTGCCCTCGGGGAACAAAGCCCACCCGGCTGCGCCCATCTCTTCGAGCATTATTTCTATCTGCTTGCGGTCGGCGGGATTCTGCGAGGTGGTGGTTCCGACGCGCATAGGCATTCCGAAAATCTCGCCGAACACGTCCCAATAGGTAGTCATGTTCTTTTTGGCGATAGCCTGAGGGGCGCATTTGAGAAGCAGCCCGAGGTCGTGAGAGTCGCCGACCTCCACGCACCAGTCGGACAAAGCCCCCTCTCGATATGGAATGCCCTGGTCGGGCGAGTCGGAGCGGTCGCGGAGCAGGACACCATATTCGGGGCAGACGTGTTCACGCGGGACAAGTTCCACGTCGGAGAATTTCATCACGCCGTTTGCGTCGGTAACCACATCGCCCAACTGAACGAGCGAATGTCCCCAGCCGATAGACTCAAGAGCGCGGAGCAGGAAATGGTGGAACCATTTGCTCTTGAATATTTTCAGAGCCTCCTCGTCCTCCTTGCCGTTTTCGTCTACAATGACAAAGGCTTTAAGCAGCGTCTTGTGATAACGCTGGGTAAAACAGCCCGTGAGGTGCATATCCACAAGCGCGTCCGTATAGATGGAATATAGGGCACCGCGCTTGGGGTTGTCGATGTTGAGAGCCATTCCCCAGGCACGACGCCATCGGGCTACGTCCTGCTTGGTGAGCGACTGCGTCTGTTTGTTGAGCAACATAACGAGGCTCTTGCGCTTGCGCATGGAACCGCCGCCCTTGGCCGCGTTATTCTCGCGGGCGGCGAGGCGTATGGACTCCACGGTTTTCAGTTGTGAGGGGTATCTTTTGCTTGCCATTCAATGCTTGATTTTATCATCTATGATATTGGAATAATCCTCGGAGGTAAGGCCGGAGAGCGCGGTAGTGATATTTGTCTTGTATGTCGCGCCGCCGTCCTGCGGAGCGACAGCCGAAGATTTCAGTGCGTTTATAATAGCGTCGATTCTCGCCTTGCACTTGTTGAGCTGCGATTGCAGTTCGGAGGCGTTGGCGGTGGTTTCGGAGCCGCCGTTCCAAGTTGACAAACCTTTTTTCAGTTCAAGCGTCGTTCCGTCGATGTCGAGTTTGAGATTGTCGGCGGTGAGAGTTACGGAGCCTTTCTGCGTTTTCAGCACCACGGAATTATCCTCGACGGTTGCCTCCGTGTTACCGATTTTCAGCATAATTTTGGTAATCTCCGTTGTCAGCACCACGACAGCCACGGCGGGGTTGAGGAAACCGACAACGACATAGGAACCGACGGCAGGAAAGGACACCACACCGACATCGCCCGACTGGTCGGCCTGTAAGTTCACGCCGAGGAGTTGCGCCCCCTCGTTGATGGGAGTGCATTCGATAGTCCGCGTCTTTTCGTCAACAGCGTCCACGGTGCAGACGCTCAGATACATCTCCGAGCCGGAGAGCGCGAGTTGCTTTATGGCGTTCTGTATGTTCATTCTTTGCGATTGATGATAATTAAGGCGCAAAGCGACTTTCAGTCGGTTGCTGCCGCCCTCGCTCCGAGGGTGATGTCTTGCCGGAAGCCGCCGCTCCCGAATGTTATTGTATTCTTCGCGACTTGATATTTGCCCTTGCGCTCGCCGTCAATCTTGATTCCGATAACGTCGAGCACATCGAGCAACACGTGGCCGAAAGTCTGAAACGACCCGGTGAGGCCGTCGCGTTTCAGCCTCTCCAGTTCCTGCTCACCCCACGCCTTGGCCTCGGCCTCGGTCATACCATAGCAATGCAGGGTTCGTTTCTCTCCGTCAGCGTCGCCGACCTCGACCTTTATTTTCTTTTTGTTGTCGGGCTGGAGACTTACCACTTTCAATTTAATCTTCACGTCCTCGGCGTTCTGCTCGTCAAGGCTGCTGTCTGAAATAATGTTGACCCCGGTGGCGAAAACCTGCCTCATCTCATTACCGTGGTCGAAAAGCACACCGCAATAAAGCACGGGCTTGTCGTTCTCGATACGGAAGAAAGTGCGGATATTATTTTCTTTGAGATGGGCGAGCAGTTCGGCGACAGTTTCAAAATTGGCGCGGTACTGACCGATGTTCTGCTCGCCGAGAACCTTTATGTCGTAAGGCAGGTTCTGGTCTTTGAGCAGTGTCTGAATATCGACGTTTGTATATGATTTTTTGACGCAGGGAGTCTGTTTTAGCATAAACATCTCGTCCTCGCAGAAAATCTCAATCGGAGCCTTGAAGCCCTTGCGGAGCACATAGCCGGAGAAAGCGAGCTGCAGGTTGTCATCATAGCCGAGCCACACGGAAATCTTGTCGCCGCGCCGGATCGGGTTGGAGGTTTCGCCCTGCCATTTCACCTTTCGGGGCAGAGTGAGCTTGCAGGTGGTGGTGAGCGCATCGCTGTCGCGCACGATCTCGCAAGCGGTTATCTTTTCGAATACCCACTTTTTCTCGCCTGTGATTTCAATTCTTGCCGAAAGTTTTAACATCGTTCAAACGCTGATTAAACAAGGTTTTAGCAGTTACCAATCCCAACCGTTCTTTTTCATGGAGGAGTAGCGGATAGGATTGCCGCCGAGACCGCTGTCCGGGTCGCCCCCGGCGGGATATTCGGGAAAGTCCGGGGTGAAGTTTCCTTTCTGAATATCCTTAAGGCGAGCAATGGCGTTGTCGTAAAGGGTCTGCCTCATCTCGCCGCCGATCATACCGGGCAACCATTGGCCGAGCCACCACAGGGCGATGCAGACAGTGAGTTGCACGAGGAGCGGATTGCGCTCTACGTCGGACTTGGCAAAAGCCGCGTCGATGTCATAGCGGGTACGGACATATCCGGCCACCTCCTCCATAGCGGTGCGCTCGGCTTGCTGCCGGATTTCGTCGGAGGACTGGCAGATGATTTCGAGGTCGGCGGGACAGGTAACCACGCGGTAATCATCAGTTGAAAGGAAAGACATAGCGGCGCGGGATTATATTGTTCGGTAAATAGCCTTTGCCTCAATGTCGGCGGCAGTAACGCCACGACGGTACATACCCTCGCGTACAAGTTTCTTAATGTGCTGCTTGCTGACAACGACGGGACGGCGGTTGAGAACGATAACGAGTTGTTTCTGCCCGGAGAGGGCACGGCGGCGGTCGGCCTCGCGGCGGCAATGGCGGAGGCGGCAGTCGAAGATGACCGCACGGAACCAGGCTTTGATGTTTTTGAAAATGCTCATAATTTTACCAAGAGTTTTTGGGCGACTTGCGTCTGCCTATTGATGGTTTGAAATTCTGTTGACGAGTAAGCCCCTGCAGTATGAAAATCGCTCCCTCGTCGGCATCTGGGCCGTCATCGTGCCCGGTCATTCCGCGCTCACAAGAAAGGGTCTGATCAATACCGACGCGCATATCGGGGTCGTTTTTCATGCGCTCGTTATAATAGACGTGGCCGTGCTCCCACAGCGGGGAAATAGCCTCGATACGCTGAAACTTATCCGGCTTTTTGCGCTTGTCGCCGAAAATCGGGAGTTGATAGCCGCGTTCGTTGCCCTCACGCACAAATTCGTCGAGGAGAATCTGCTGCAGAAAGTTTGCCTCTATATAATAGGAGCAGACGGCATTGGCCGCTGTGATTTTCTCGTGGAGGTCATAGAACCACCCGACCATCTCGGCGACCGAGCACTGACGGACAAAGGCGGCGAGGCAATGGAGGTCAGTCCCGGTCTTGCCCCAGAGTTTAATGGCCTTGTAGTCGTTTCGGGTGGTAGATTTGAACGAGGGGTCGCAGTAGCAGACGAGATAGTCATAGCGGGCAAGAGGGAGCGGTCGGCAATATCTTATCCAATCGTTGCGGAAGATGGAACCCTCGGTGATGGGATTGTTCATCAACTCGCGCTGGAACGAGATATAACCCATGAACGCCTCCTGCTTGCGGATCTCCTCGATAGACCATTTAGCCGCCCACGATGGTTTGCCGTTGCGGTCTATGGCGTTGACCTTGGAAACGACCACGCCCTCGGAGGTCATAAAATTAGCGAGGACGGAGTTTTTGCCGATAAGGTTGCCGACCATGCAGAAACGGCCACGGCCACCGTCGAGGGTGCCGAATAGCGCCTCCTTGACCCACTTGGTGAGCCGGGCGACACGGTCGGGATTGTTTACAAGTTCGTCATCGTCAAGGTCATCTATAACAATATAGTCCGGGCGACGGCGTTTGTAGCGGAGGCCACGCGGCGACTGGCCGCGACCCCGGGCGAAAAACGCGCAGCCGTCGGCAGTAACGAACTTGCCCGTTTCCCACGAACCCACCACCTTTTGAGTGCCGAAATCCGCAATATAACGTTGGTTAAATTCAAACTCGGCCTGTATGTCGCCAAGTAGCGTCTCGGCGTTTTCCTTGCTCTTGCCTACAAGTACCATAAGGTGCATTTTTCTGAGGGCTTTCAGATAGAGGGGATAGCCGATGTCGAAATGCACGGACTTCGCGTGAGCACGCGCCCATTGGGCGGCATACTGAATATTGTCGTTGTCGCGGAGAGTGTGCGCTGCCTTGATATGGAACGGGGCGCAGTCGGTATGCTGCCCGGTTTCCTCGTCGTCGCAATAATGGGCGAGATAGTAGTTGAAGAAACGGCCATAATCGGCGAGGAGATACTTTATTCGTTTCTCCTTTTGTGCGGGCGTTTCCTTGACGGCAACGACGGAGCGTGTCTGCACCGTCTCGCACCATTGTTTCCACTGATCAATCGCCTCCTTGCGGGATTGTGCCGTGTGTCGAGCCATACGCTGAAATTATGCCACCTTACTTCCGAGAAGTTCGAGGATATATTTATTCTGATACTTGTTGACCATCTGCCGGAACTCCGCAGTGATGGCGGGGTCGGTTTCGGCCTGGTATTCGAGCCACTTGCCGAAAGCGATGAAACACTCGATGAAATCAACCACGGAGGCTTCTTTGTCGAGTTTGGAGATAGTAGCCGAAAGTTTCGCAATCTGATCCGCGAGTCCGCCAACATCTTTAAGGTCTGCCTCGCCGAGTTTGATGGCGAGATTGTTGAGCGAACGGAGGACGTTGTTGGTTACTTCCTTTCGGGTAAGGGTCATTGCGGTGCGCTTTTCGCCCCAACAACCGTCCTTGACCCATTTGCCGACAGTATTTGCGGACACGCCTACCTTTTCGGCGATGGAGTTTTGCGGCATACCCTGCATGAAAAGAGCCTCCGCAAATTCCTTTTTATCTGTTGAAACCTTATTTGCCATTCATAACAAGATGATGTTTTGGGGTTGGGTTTAAGTTATTTTTCGACTGCAAAATTGGCACAAACCGACGGCGTGGAAAAATAGAGTGTAAAGTTTTCACACTCTGTTTTGCAGGAGGTTGAACTATTCGGAATTTTGCGGCGTGAACGACATCGCGGAGTAGAGCAGCCCGGTAGCTCGCGAGGTTCATTCCCTCGAGGTCGCGGGTTCAAATCCCGCCTCCGCAACAACCCCCTTTTGCGACCCGTCGGCGCGGCGGCACAGGGTTTTCACAATGTGAAGTGCCACACAGCCGCGCCGACATTTTTTTTCTGACATCATAACAATATGAAAGAAGCCATCATATCGACCGAGCGGATAAACAGCTACGGCTCACGAGTACTGACTGCGGGCATAGACCTCACGCAGTACGAGAAGAATCCGATTGTCCTCTATATGCACCGACGCGGGCGCAAAGAGGATATGCCCATAGGTATAATGACCAATCTCCGTGTGGAGAACGGCATACTATACGGCACCCCTAAATTTGACGATGACACCGAAGACGAGCGCAACATCTCGAAGAAATGGGATCGCGGCACCCTGCGAATGCTGAGTGCCGGGCTTGACGTTCTCGAATGGAGCGAAGATCCGGCAATGCTCGTGGCCGGACAAACGCGACCGACCGTAACCAAGAGCAAACTTATAGAGGTGTCGGTGGTAGACATCGGCTCGAACGATGACGCTCTGCAGGTCGGCCTCTATCACGAGGGCAAATTGCTGACGCTTGCCGCCGGGGAGGATAGCGACCATCTGCCGCTGCTATCCCACACTGAGGCAGAGAGCGGCGATGGAACTCCGGCGACATCACCCGAAGATGAACAAAACCCAAATAACAACTCAAACAGCAACATGGAAAAAATCCTCTTGAAACTCGGACTCGCGCCCGGCGCGACCGAAGACGAGGCAGTTGCCGCCATCGGCAGACTGCAGGAAGAAAAGAACACAATGACGCTCGCCCGCATTACTGACGCTGTGGATACGGCAGTCAAGGAGAAGCGCATCACCGCTGACAAGAAAGACAAGTATCTCAACTTAGGCAAACAGATCGGCCTCGACAGCCTCACCGCCCTATTCGCCGACATGACGCCCGCGCAGAAGCCCCTCGACCTCGTGAAGCCCTCCGGCGGTTCTGGAACCGCCACCGATATCAAACTTACATGGGCGACCGCCACGGCAGATCAACTCGCCGACCTGCGCGACAACAACCGCGAAGAATATGTGCGCCTCTACCGCGAGCACTTCGGCTTCGCCCCCGAATTCTGACCCGCAACAAACAACAACACCAACAAACAACAAAAGACGAATGAAAAGATTTCTTCTCGCCCTTATGGGCATGATTATCGGTCTTACAGCCACAAGCGCAATGGGCGCGGCTCTCGGCGTTGCCGTGGGTGCGACACCCGCCGCAGGTGCGCTCGCTCTTGACTCCCTCGCCGTCGGCACGTCGCTCATGGGAGGCCTCGCTCCGGCGGGCGCACTCCGCGCCGGACTTTATCCCGAGGCGTGGACTGGCGAACTTGTAAAGGCATTCCGTGCCGCTGCAGAGGCTGTGGGGTGGTTCAACAAAATCCGTGATTACAGCCAATATGTAGAGAAAGACATTATCCACATGGTCGACATCGGCGCGGATCCCGAGGTTCTCGTGAACAACACAACGTATCCCCTCGAAATCACCAACCTCGAAGACGGCGACATCGCGGTGAAGCTCGACAAATTTCAGACTAAGCCGACCCGCGTAACAGATGACGAACTCCATGCCCTGGGCTACGACAAGATGGCCTCGGTGGTGGAACGCCACAAAGAGGCGTTTTCCGAAACCAAGTTCAGCCGTGCGATCCATGCCATCGCGCCCGCCGAGAATAAGACCGCGACCCCGGTATTGCTGACTACAGGCGAGGCCGTGGACGACCGCAAGCGACTGACGCGCTCGGACATCATAGCCCTCAAAAAAGCGTTTGACAAGGCCAAGGTACCCGCAGAGGGTCGTATCCTCGTGCTGTGCGCCGACCATGTGGCCGACCTGCTGGAGCAGGATCAGAAGTTTGCCGCTCAGTATTACAACTATGAGAGCGGTGCAATCTCCCGCCTCTACGGCTTCGAGGTCTACGAGTTTAACGCCTGTCCCTACTTCAACACCTCGACGAAGAAGAAACTGGCCTACGGCGCAATCCCTGCCGCGACAGACCGTCAGTGCTCGGTGGCATTCACGACCAAGCGCGTAATGCGAGCCGACGGTTCGACCAAGACCTATCTGCAGGAAGCGGCCAGCAACCCGACCACGCAGGAAAACGTGTTCTCCATGCGCACCTATACCCTCTGCCTCCCCATAAAGAACGAGGGACTCGGTGCAATCGTGAGCGCACCCAAAGCGTAAGCCGAATGTCAAACCCACTTAAATATCTCGTTATCCACTGCACCGCCACTCCCGAGGGGCGCGACGTGAAAGCCGCCGACATACGGCGTATGCACACCGCGCCCAAATCGGCGGGCGGGCGCGGGTGGAAGCAGGTGGGCTATACCGACCTATTCCGACTCGACGGCAGCGTCGAACGCCTCGTCGGCAACAACGAGGACGCGATGGTAGATCCCTGGGAGGTAACCAACGGCGCGGCGGGCTACAACAGCGTGAGCCGCCACATAGTCTACGCCGGGGGCTGCGACAAGAACATGAAGTCCAAAGACACGCGCACGACGGCGCAGAAAGCCGCGATGGCGAAATATGTGCGTGATTTCCACGCCAAGCATCCCGGCGTTAAAATCATCGGCCACCGCGACCTTTCGCCCGACCGCAACGGCAACGGCGTGATAGAGCCGCAGGAGTGGATGAAAGCATGTCCGAGTTTCGATGTGGCCGCATGGCTCAAAGAGATCGGAATAAAACAGTAACGACCAATGACTGAAACAATCCTTGCGGCCATAGTGGCTGTAATTACCGCGCCGCTGTCGGCATTGCTGACGGCTGTGTTCCTCAGATCCAAGCACAAGGCCGAGGTAGACCAACTCCGCGCCGACGTTCAGAAGACACTCTCTGACGTACGCGGGCATGAACTCGACAACGACAAGAAAGCGATCGAGATGATAATGGAACTTGTGGTGGAGCCTCTGCGCAAGGATATGCTTCAGTTGCAGGAAAAAGTAGACATTCTGACAAATGCGATTGAAAAAGTCAATTCTTGCCCTCACGCTGACAACTGCCCTGTTAGCCACGAGCTGCGCCGCACAAAAGAAAGCGGTGGAGGAAAGCCACACGGAGGCGCAATCGTCCGCGCAGCTCCATACACAGGAAACGACCCTCCTTGACGCGGCCACCGCCGCAATGGTGGAGCGTATGGTCGAGGAGCAGATCCGGCGCTTGTGGGAAACCAAGACCACTACCGACGAGGCGACAGAGCGCATAACCGAGATATTCGACACTACGCAACCGACCGACAGCGCGACCGGGACACCGCCTCTGCTGAGCCGAACCACCGAAAGGCGGGAGGCACGGCAGACAAGCGAGAGCCGGGAGCAGACCGAGGCCGCGAAAAGCGACAGTGCAAAATCCGAGGCCAATACAGATCTGATGATCGCCGAAAAAGAATTGACACGGTCAGAAAATGAAAACCGTGAAAAGTCGGACAAATTTCGTACTGACGACACTTCGGTCAAGTCTGACGCTTTTTCGATAATAGTCAGAGTTGCGCTCGCGGCATTGCTGGGACTGTGTTGGTGGATAGTTCTCAAAAAACCAATCCGCAATGTGCTTAAGACCGTGCGTATGTGGATAGTCAAAACATTTTCAAAACCCGATTAAAGAAACATTAAACACCATATAACAATGGCAAAGAAAGATACCGCAAAAAGCACTCCGGCCACGGTGGCCTCGAAAGCCGCCGAGAAGATAGCCGCCGACGTTCTGAAACAGAACCCCGACATCAACGAAGTGCACGTTACCTCTGACGGCACGGCGTTCTACACCCGCAACGACGCACAGAACCACGCCAACTCGCTGCAGAACCGCGAGGTGTTCAGCACCAAGCGCGGAACCGCCGCTCTAAAGGCCGCAGTAGCGGCGAGCAAGGCGAGCAAGGCCGACGTGCCGGAACCCGCCGACAACGAGCCGGAGGTTGACGAACTGACGGGCGAGCCCATCAATAACGAACCCGAAAACGCCGAGGCATAATGCAGAATCTTACCATAACCCGAACCAACGGCAACCTGGTGCGGTCGCTCGCGGGTGAAGACCACATAAGCGGTCTTGTGTTCTACTCGGCAACACTCCCCGTGGCGGACGGAGGCGCGCCGGAATTTACTGCTGCGGAACGCATTCACACAATCTCGTCAATCGAGACTGCCGAGAAATACGGCATCACCGCCGACGCTGCGGCGTGGGAGACCAAGGTACTGCATTACATATTGGAGTCGATCTTCAACATGAACCCGGGCGTGAGCCTTTATGTGGGTATCTTCAAGCCCGCAGCGGGTGCAAACGCATTCTCTGAAATCAAACTGATCCAAAACTTCGCCGGAGGCCGTCTGCGTCAGGTGGGCGTATGGAACGGCGCGGTGGAACTGAGCGACACCATAATCAACTCCCTGCAGAGCGTGGCCACCACGCTCGAAGCGCAGAACAAACCGCTGTCGATACTCTATGCGCCCAAGGTTGCCGACGTAACATCGCTTGAAAGTTATGCCAAGGCAGGGCGCAAGAATGTGTCGGTGGTCATCGCGCAGGACGGCGAGGGCACTGCCGCCGCGCTCTACAAAGACGCGGGGAATGCAGCCAAGGCGAGTGTGTCGGCACTGGGCGACCTGCTCGGAGCGGTCAGCAAGGCCAAGGTGCATCAGAGCGTGGCGTGGGTTGAGCAGTTTCCGACAAACATAGCGGTGGCGGCTTTCGGCGACGGTACCAAGTACCGCGATCTCGACACGGCCACCATCGAGGAACTCGACGCAGACCGTTTCATCTTCTGCCGTACCTATGACGGCTTCGCGGGAACATTCTTCAACGACAACCACACCCTCGACCTGCCGACGAGCGACTATGCCTACATCAGCGACGTGCGCACGATGGATAAGGCTGTGCGCGGTATCCGCAGCTACCTGCTGCCGAAACTCGGCCGACCTATGAAAGTAGACGCAAGCACCGGGAAACTGGAGCGCACCGCCGTGGAGCACATTATCACCACGGGCAACAAGGCACTCGAAGATATGGAACGCGACGGCGAACTGAGCGGCTACAAGTTCGACATCGACCCCGACCAGAACATACTCTTGACCTCGCGTGTGCGCGGTGTCATCAAGAACGTTCCCGTCGGTGTGATGCGCAATCTCGACCTTGAAATAGGCTTTGCGCCAAGTATCTAACCAACTAACCAAGCAAACGAATGAACCCATTAGACACAGCCTACAACGGAGTGCCGCTTATCAACGGCGAGGAGTATGCGTGGGGCGACATCAAGAGCTGCATCAACGGCGTGCCCGTTACAGGCATCGTCGCCATCAGCTACGGCGACAAGCAGGAGAAGCAGAACAATTACGGTGCCGGGCGACACCCGGTGAGCCGCAGCCGAGGCCGCATCACTCCGGAGGCGAAAATCACGCTCTATATGAGCGAGGTGGTTGCCATAAGCCGCAACTCACCCACGGGGCGACTGCAGGACATCGCGCCGTTTGACATCGAGGTGGCGTATCTGCCGCCCAACGGAGTGATCGTGGTCGACAAGATCCGCAACTGCGAATTTACCGAGAACGTGCGCGACTGGAAAGAGGGCGATATGAACCAGCAGGTGGAACTGCCGCTGCTTCCGAGCAATATCGAATACGGCAAGCCCGACGGAATCTGATCCGCACAAACAATTAACCCGCCGGGGCGGAGAGAGACCGCCGCCCCGGCATAAATAAAACCCGACATGGATAACAACAAAGCAAAAGAGATTACAACCATTAACGGCGGCGTAACCGACGAGCAGGTGGCCGCATGGAAAAACAAACACGGCAGAATTAGCGAAGTAGAAGTAGTTGACACGGACACGAACGAGCGTCATGTAGCGTATTTCCACCGCCCCAACATGGCGACTATGCAGGCCTTTTCGGCTGCGGCCAAGAACAACGAGGTGAAAGCAGCCGAGATACTTTTCGACAACTGCTGGCTCGGTGGATCGCCCGCAATCAAGTCCGACGCAATCTATAAGATGGAGGCGATGAACGCTATGCAGGGCGTGTTCGGTCGCTGCACCCGCGCCTTAAAAAACTTGTAGAGGCGTACTCACTGCCGGAGGACAACTTTGATGATCCGAATCGTGAAGACCCCGGCGAAATAGCCAAAGGGTGCGCCTTGATCCGGGCAGTTTTCCACATCGACCCGACCACACTCTCAGACGACGAGTGGGCGATGATGTTCAAACAGGCAACATGGTACGAGGGATTCAGACTTGCAAGTATGGCGAAGATTCTGGCGAAACTATTCTCACCTGCGGACTGACATTACTTGCGGCGCACGGTTTCCTTGACAAGGCCGACAAAGAGGCCGACCATGCCGACAATAACAAATATGCAGATAACTACACCCATGCGGTTAAATCATTTGGTTTCTGCAAATATAACAAATAACGCCGAGATACGCAAATGAGCAATTACGCTTTTAACTATTCGTTTAACGTAACGGGCAACTGCAACGCCGTGGTGCAGGAGATTTCCGAGAATGTCGGGAGGCTCCGCGAGCGAGTTGAGCAGACGACCGGGACGTTTGCGAAGATGGAGAAAAGCCTAATTGTGTTCAACCAGGCGCAGCAATATTTTGACGGGTTGAAGCAGACCCTCGAAAGCACACTTGCCCCCGGCGCGGCTCTGAACGCATCACTCGCGGACTTACAGGCAATATCCGGCGCAACCGCCAAGGAACTCCAAACAGTGGAGAAGTTTGCCCGCAATACCGCAAAGGAGTTTGGAGTATCTGCGTCGGGGGCGGTGGAATCCTATAAGTTGCTGCTCTCGCAATTATCGCCGGAACTGACTAAAAACACGGAAGCCCTTGACGCGATGGGGCGTAATGTCGCCATATTGTCGAAGACGATGGGCGGTGATACGACCGCAGCCGCCGAGGTGCTGACAACGGCGATGAACCAATACGGTGTGTCGCTCGCGGATCCGATGGAAGCGTCGCGCCAAATGGCCGAAATGATGAACATAATGGCCGCTGCCGGGCGCGAGGGTTCCGCAGAACTTCCGACTATCAAGGCCGCCCTTGAACAATGCGGTATGGCGGCAAAAGCCGCCGGAGTTTCCTTTGCCGAAACCAACGCCGCCATTCAGGTTCTCGACAAGGCCGGAAAAAAGGGATCCGAGGGTGGTGTCGCTCTGCGTAACGTCATGTCGACCCTCGCACAAGGCCGCTTTCTTCCCAAAGATGTGCGCGAGGAACTCGCTGCCGCAGGAGTGGATATTGCCACTCTTACCGATAAATCCCGCACCCTCACCGAGCGTCTTGAAGTCTTGAAGCCCGTGATGGCCGATGACGCGCTGTTCAGCAAATTGTTCGGTAAGGAAAACGCTGCCGCCGCTATGGCTCTCGTGCAGGGTATTCCCAAAGTGGAACAATGGACTGCCGCAATATCGGGCACCAATACAGCCGTCGAGCAGAGCGAGATTATTATGGAAACCTACAACGAACGTCTTGCCCGCGTACAGGCACGGTTTGATGATTTCAAGATTTCCATATTCAACTCATGCGGCGATATGGGAATATGGGTGCAGGTAGTGGCGGGTGCCCTCGTTCCGCTCTCCCAACTCGTTCCGCTTATCTACGGAGTGGCAAAGGCAGTCGTATTTCTGAGAAGCGTAAATTTCAAGGGCGCGTTTACCGGAATAGTTGCGTCGATACGCAACGTCTGCGCGGGTCTTGTGATGATGAACGCATCAATCACGGCCTCGGGAGGATATTGGCTCGCTTTCAAAGTTCTTGCGCAGAATGTATGCCGCTCGATAGGTGTGGCGATTATGAATATCCCCATAGTGGGTTGGATAGCTGCCGCAATCGCCGCAGTCATAGCCATAGTGCAGCAACTATGGGATAAATGTTATGAGTTCCGTGTTGCGGTGTTTACTGCGTGGGAGGGTATTAAAGCGATATTCAATGCGGCTTGGGAATTGATTTCAAGCATAGCCCAGGGCATAGCCGATTTTGCGATGTCGGTATGGAACACCATTACAGGCATTGTGAACAAGGTGGTGTCCGTTGTGGTGTCGGTATATAATAAGGTCAAGGCCTTTATTATGTCTATCGTCGACTTCATCGCACGGGGCGTGAGTGCTTGCATCGGCTTTATCAAGAGAATATGTCAGCCCGTCGTGAATGCCTTTAATTGGGTTGTCAGCACGGTAGGAGGCTTCTTCTCAAATCTTTGGGCGGGCATTAAAAATATATTCATTGACTCTATAAACTGGCTGATAGATCAAGTCAACAAGATTATAAAATATCTTCCCGGCGTTGACTACATCAAAAAATTAGGCCGTGCCGCAGCTGACGCAAGTTGGGCGGCGGATCACCCGACTTCAAACGGCGGCAATGGAGGTGGCGACACTCCCCCCGTTGATGATGACCCAATATCCCCCGACCTTGGCAACGGCGGGTCGCCCATCGGCAGCGCACTCGGCGGTGTCGGTGGCGGAGCCTCCAGGGAAACCGACCGTGTCAAGAACATCAACATCACCATTGACCGACTTATCGACAAATTCACCATTACCACGACCAATCTCAGCGAAAGCAAGGAACGGATAAAAGACGCGGTGGCCGAGGCTCTGCTTGCGGCGGTGAACGATGCCAACTACGCTTTATAATACCATCATGCAGAACTATACATTCGACATAATCAATGCCCGGTTCATAGCGAGCGGGGTTGCTATACAGGCCAAGGGGCTTGCCTACCGCCTGCGTCTGAACAAAGACCGGGACGTGATGAAGCAGGAGGACTACAAACTGGGGACGCTGCCCGGCTACTCCATGCCCGGCGGGACGGCCGAGGGTTCTCACCCGATAAACAAGGGAGAGGAGCGTTGGAGCGGAAGCGGCGACTATTGGCTGGGGTGCACGGTTCTGACCGATATGGTTGTGAAAGTGCCGGAGGAGGGACTGCTGCTGATTAACGATGTAACGGTGAACGTGAGCCTGCAGAAAGAGGTGGTAAAGACTGCCCTTGTAGGCCGCGCCGGGACAATAAAAGAGTATATCACCGACGGCGACTATCAACTGAGCATGAGCGTGGGGATAGTTGCGACGGACGATAACGGCGAGATAATAGACCAATACCCGGAGCGGGCGATTGCTCAGTTGCGGGAGATATTGGAGAGGCCGGAGGCTCTGGAAGTGAGCTCGGCGTTTCTCGATCTGTTCGGAATCACCCACATGGTGGTGACCGGGTTCTCGGCGAAGCAGATGACGCACTCGAACCGCCAGGAGATAGAGATAACGGCACTGAGCGACACGGAATATGTGATTGAGTCGAACGATTATTAACCAACGATTAAACACCGATTAAAGCGATGAACGGACTGACGATGGAACCAAACGGCGGCGACCTTGTAATTGAGGGTGGCGGCTGCGTGGTGGCCGGAAGCGAGCAGCAGACGATAGAACACGTCCTCGTTGCCAACCGTGGAGAATGGCGGGAATGGCCGCTGCTGGGCGGAGAGGTGATGAAGATGCAGCACGGCATAGCGGGCAGAATGTGGGCTGCGCGTGCGCGTGAGATGTGCCGCGAGGCGGGCGTGGACGTCAGTCGTGTGGCAGTGGGTGAAAACGGTAAAATCACGGTGGAATGATAGCACGGACAAAAGAGGGACAGAGCCTCGTGGATATAGCACTGATGACGACCGGGGCAACGGAGGGCGTGTGGGCTCTCGCCCTGCGCAACGGTATAAGCGTGACGGAGGCACTGGCCTACGGCACCGAGATAGCCTACGAGGGCGAGGACATCGAGGACGCGAGGACGGCGAGCCGCTACGAGGCCGAGGGGATATGCCCGGCGACGGAGGTAAGCGAAAAGACGCTTGTCGGGCTGCTCGAGCAGCCGATGATAATAATTCCGCCGAACTGGGAGATTATCCCGGCAGATCCTGTGAGGAAGCAGCAGACGCGGGCGGCGGTGTTCTCGGGCGAGTTTACGGCGGCATTCTCATAAGAGCGTAAAAGGGAAACGACATTAACAAACGACATCATCATAAAGAAAGGAAAGACGATGAAGCAAGAATGGAAGCCCGAGGAACTTCGGGCGACCTCGGAGGAGATCCGGGGGGCAGTGATGCCGAAATCAATCACGCCGGATATGGTGGGCGGGACTCTGCTCGGGGTTGTGAACGCCCTGGGCGAAGTGGTCGAAGTTCTCGGAGAGATACCGAGGGAACACTTAACGGTGAAAGTGCGCGGGTATGACGGCAGCGGGGGCGTGAGCGGCGCAGGGGCAACGGTGTGGCTCGACGTGTTCAACACAAAGGGCTACCCGGCGGTGTCGCTTCCGAGGCAGGAGCTGACGTGCGACGAGAACGGCGTGGTGGAGTTTGACGTACCCCACGGCTTCAAGTATGCGGTGTTTTCGCAGTTAGACGGGCTTGGAGCATCGTTTCAACTTGTCTTTCAGTCGGCGGTGCCAGAGCGTCATATAACACTCTGGAATATGCCTATCGGCGTGTGGGCACTCGGCCATACCGACATGGCGCATTATGAAAACTCCGATGATCCGGAGGACACAGGTGAGTGGTATTACGCCGTACCGTTTGTTACGGATACGTTCCTTGAAGAAATCCCCGATGAAACCACCGGCTGGGATGTCAACGAGGACAAAGGAATCTGCAGTGAGGGCGGGTGGTACATAGGTATACTCGTTTCAACCGCAGACACGACCTTTGCCATAGGCCGCAACTCGAAATCAAAGGAAAGCATGATGTGGTGCGACAGCGAGGACTATTTCACTCATATTCCCGGACTGAAATACTTTGTGGAAAACGACAATATGCCGTATGATTATAGCGCAGCCCAAGAGGCGGCGCGGCAGGATCTCGACGGCCACCTTAATACTGCAAAGATATTGTCATATAGTCCGACACATATTACGGCAAGGTTCTGCGCGAGTCAATCAGGCGAGCATGACGAGCGACGCTTTCTGCCATCGGCGGGTCAACTCTACTTGATGCAACTTAACCGCACAGCCATAAACGCTCTAATGACGGCTGACGCCGACCTGGGTAATGAGGGCTTTGAACTTTTGCCTTATCAAAATGACAAAGGCCAATGGCAGAACCCGTCTAAAGATGGCTGGTGGTGGTCGAGCACCCCGCTGTCATGTCGCTGCTCGTGGGGTGTCGACTCCAATGGCGACATCGGCGACAACGACAGAGGCAACACTAACGACGTGCGGGCGGTGTCGGCTTTTCATTTTGAATATTAGACCTTTTCCTTTCCTTTGGTGAGGTCGCCCCCTTAAAGGGCGACCGTATCGGAGGAAACGGCCACCGGGCGAAGCCCGGTCGAAAATTTTTTTGTAACTTTGCAGACGATTAAAAAATTAACTGAAAATGGCACAGGGCGCGGCGACAGCCGGGGCATACAAGAGTGTTTACAGGCTGATCCAGTCGATGGTCGGTCTGAGCGAAAACGTGCCCGTGAAGTTCCGGCGGTGGCTATGGGAAAAGACTCTGGACGCGGCCACGGACTTGATTGCTCTGATCGTGTACGCATGGGACGAGCAGAACGTGGCGCACAAGGTGGTCTACATAGACCGGGCGATGACGAAGTTCACGGTGCTCAACACGTATATGCGTCTGTGCAACGAGGCGCGTGTGCTGCCATTGCAGAAGCAAACAAGTCTGTCGGAGCTTATGGCCGATATATCGGGACAGCTCGGGTCGTGGCGCAAGGCTACGGCTGAAAGAGCAAAAAGAGGTGTCAGAGAGTGAGTGTTTCGTCGGCCACGGCTTACGGAAGCGCGATTTTCTTTAATGAAAAGGTCTGTGCGCTCTCATTCAGAGCAAGGAACAAGTCAGTCACAGAAGATAACTGCTCGTGGGGTGTCAACTCCAATGGCAACATCAACAACAACAACAGAAACAACACTAACGACGTGCGGGCGGTGTCGGAATTTCAGCAGAAAATAGATGAACAACCAACCCGAAAATATCTCCATAAGCTACGACAGCCTTTTACTCGCCTACGAGGAGTGCCGTCGGAACAAGGCGTGGACTGACTCGGCGATAGCCTTTGAGATCCACTATGAAGAGGAGCTGCTGAAACTGCGTGACGAGATAAACCGCGGCGAATACAGACCGCAGCCGTCAATCACATTCATTGTGGAGTGGCCGACGAAGCGGGAGGTGTTTGCGGCGATGTTCCGCGACCGCATAGTTCAGACGTGGATAGCGCAGCGGATTGTACCGCTGTTTGAGGCTCAGTTTATCCCGGCGAGTTTCAACTGCCGTGTCGGCAAGGGTACTCTTGCGGCGGTAAAGTATCTGCAGGAGGCTATCCGGGCAAAGTCGGAGAATTATACCCGCGACTGCTGGGTTCTGAAATATGACCTGTCGGGCTTCTTTATGTCGATACACCGCGAGAGGACAACCAATAAGCTATGCAGGTTTATCGAGGAGCGGTATAGATACGCTGATTTGTTCACTCTGATATATCTGACCCGGATAACACTGCTGAACGCGCCGGAGGAGGGCTGCATCATCATGGGCGATCCCCGGCAATGGATAGGTCTTGCGGCCAACAAGAGTCTGCGCACGGTTCCCAAGGGACACGGCTTTCCGATCGGCAATGTAACGTCGCAGATTGTAGCCAATTTCCTGCTTGATGAAACCGACCACTATCTGACCGAAACACTGGGACTGACGATTGACCGCTATGTAGATGACACGGCGACGGTAGACTGCGACAAGGAGAAGATGCTGATGGCGATGCCGCTTATCCGCGAGCACCTATGGCAGACAGCCGGAGTGAGGGTCAACCCGAACAAGTATTATCTGCAGCACTACCGCAAGGGCGTGAAGTTCCTGGGAATGGTGGTAAAGGGCGAGCGGCTCTATCTCTCCAACCGCACACTCGGAAAGGCGTTGTGCCGCTTGCACGGTTTCAACAAGATGGCCGAGGAGAAAGGCGCGGCATGGTGCAAGGCCAATGCTGAGCATTTTGTCTGCTGCATCAATTCCTATCTCGGCCTTATGCGCCAGGGGCAGGAATATGGTATGCGCCGGGCGTTCTGCGGTCAGATCGGCGAGGTATGGCTGAAATATGTAGTTGTGGAGTGGGACTTCACGAAGATAGTTCTGAAACAAAAATATAAACACCGCGAGCGGATAAAGCGAATGCTGAACCGCAAGCGTAAAAACGCATTAAGAAACAAAACACCAAAAGCAAAGCGAATGACAGCAAGAGTTTTCAGCGGGAGCGACAATGTTCCCGCCGCCGTTGAGCAGTTCAACACCGGTCGCAAAAGGGGTTGTATTGTTCGTTGGGACTTCGAGCCTGTCAAGACAACAATCCCCGAAGTAGACAAACGCGCCGCGTTCCGCAAGCGCAAGGCACTGAGCCGAGCCGCCAAGAACGGCACACCGCCCCCCGCAGAGGAACCGCAGGGAGTTGAGGTGGACAGCCGCCTTGTGGCCTATTCTGAAATGCGCTATATCGGCGTTCCAGACCCGGAGCGCGTGGTGGCCGACATTCAGTATGACCTCGACCTGCGCTATGGCGACGCGCCCCGCCCGGAGATTGATCTGAATGCTTACCGCACGGCCATAGCCGCGCTCAACAAGGCGTGATGTCATGGCTCGGTCAATCGCCGAGATAAAGGCTCAGATTTGCGAGACCTTTATCTCGCAGGACGCTATCCGCACCGGGTACGGACTGAAAGACAAACAATCGTTCGACAAGGCGTTTTCGCCCGTGTCGTTGGAGAGCCTTATGTTCTATGTGGTGGCCTCGTGTATATGGCTGCTTGAAAAACTCTTTGACCGACACCGCGAGGAGGTGGACGCGAGGATTGAAGCCTTGCGCCCGCACACCTTGCGCTGGTACGCGACAAAGGCCAAGGAGTATATGCACGGCAAGGATCTCATCATGGCCGACGGCGTTGTGGTGGCAGACCGCTACGACACCGCCGGAATGACCGAGGAGGACATAGAAAAGGCGCGGGTCGTGAAATATGCCGTCGCCACGGAGGACAGCACACAGGTATTCATAAAAGTGGCGGCTCGCGGCAACAACGGTCAGCCCAAGCAACTCGAAGCGGAAGCACTTGCGGGTCTGAAAAGTTATATCTCGCAGATAAAGGACGCGGGCGTTACCGTCAAGATCCTCAACGAACCCGCCGACAATATGCGTGTGCAACTCGTGGTTCTATATGATCCCGCCATTCTGACAGCGCGCTCCCTGGGTAATGCAGATGCAAGCGGCTACACTCCCGTGCAGCTCACTCATGACGGCGAGGACGTGATAACGAACGCCGTCAGCCGGGTAATATCTGAACTGCCCTTTAACGGCGAATACCGTAACTCCGACCTTATGGCCGCAATTCAGTCCATCGAGGGCGTAAAGGTGGCCGACATCGTGAAAGTGGAGGCTGCTGCGGGCGGCTCCGAGGCTTACTCGCAGGTTGTCGGCTACCGCCGCCCCTATTCGGGCTATTACGCATTAAAGAACCTTACGGTCAAAGGCAAACCATATCAGAGTGCAGAATGATTTTCGACATTGATTTCAACAAGTGGATTGCCTTGATGCTGCCGACATTCATGCGGCGACGCAGGCTGTTCGCCTTTGTCCGCGCTTTATGTGCGCCGCTGTATCTCGGCAAGAACAGCCTTTATCAACGCTTTCTCGAAATGCGTGGCGACCATATCTACCGACTCAGCCACAACGGGCAGGTATGCTATCTCCGCGCCGCGCTAAATGACGCTTTCGGCCTCAAAAAAGGTTTTGAGATTGAGGACGCTGACGAATACGAGGGCGAGTGGATCTATGCCAAAGACCCCTCTATGCCGCAGCAACTCCTCGCGGTGGACGAGGGCAAGAACCCGAAGCCCGGCGAGAATGATCCGCCGCCGGAGCACCCGACACCGTTGCTCGCTGACGAGGCACGACTGAATGCGCCAAGGAATGCCTTTATCGTGCGGGTTCCGGGCAATATCTACACAACCCAACTTGACAAGGTAAAAGCCATTGTCGAGAAATACAGAATCTTATCAAAAACTCCAATTTACACCCGAACAAAATCAAGTTATGGACAGAGCGGAATATTTATCAACGGCGGTCGCAAGTGGTGGGAATGGCCTGTATCCGTTATCGACGCAGGGTCTTTCGTTTATACAAGACCAGATCAGTTTTTTACAGGCGTTCGCACTGATAGGCGGTAAACGCTACATCTTGCGCGAGTCCTCGGCCACGGCTGACGGAATAGTGGTCATAGACGGTGAGGTTATGCCCCTCAAAGGCACTCGCGGCACCGCTATCCGTGTAGTGGAACGAACCGAGAACATCACGGCTGACGGCACCACCTACAAGGAGGCGCGTGTGTACCGTTATGCGGAATATACAGGCGGCTATCGTCCCAACGTACCCAACCTTTACCCGGCGGCGGGTTTCCTCACAATTCAGAGCAACGACCAGTTGGCGAAGAAATTGCAGGAATATGTGGCCGTCAACACAGAACTGGCGAAGAAACTGACCGTAATTTCCACCGACAACCTTACCCGCGTTCAACTCGACGCTCAGAAAGACAATGTGCGTCTGAACTGCCGCAAGGGATGTGTCGCTCTCAATGGTGCGGAGGAATACACCATCAACGTCTATCGTCACAGCGCGAACAACATCACGCAGGAACAGATCCTGCCCGACCTGCGCCGTTACGTCCGATATTGGGACAGTAGCAAAAAGACGTGGGGCGGCTTCTTCCCGGTAACGGAAAATCTCCATATCGACGTAAAGGTGTCGAAAGGCTCGACGGTATATGTGCGCCACGGCTTTATCCCCGAGGGAGTGCAACTCGTTCTCCTGCGTAAGAAGAAACGCAGCCGCAAACGCCGTTCCGGGGGCACCACAGGCACAAACGCCGCGTGGAAAGGAAAGAGTATGCTCCGACAGCCAAAGAATCAATACGTCCATTATAAGGGCGTGATCCTTTCCACCTCGTCGCCCAACAACTGGTATGTGCCTAAATGTATCGGCGTAACCGACAAGGAAGATAACAACCTTATCGGCAAGGAACTGGGCAGTATCTGCGAGGATATGATTGTGGTCGTGGGAACCAATATCGCCGAGATAGCAGCCGGGAATGGTCTTTACAAGGTTATAGGCACCCGTGTGAAAGCGTCGAAGAAAGGCACCAAGCCCAAGACCCAGGCATCTTGCTACGCCCGCATAGCGTTGCAGTTTGCCGCCGCAGGAAAGACATTCAAGAGCGCGGGTGGCGAGATGGCGAGAATGAGATACCGTCTATGGTTCCATCTTGACAAGAAAACCAACAAGACCATTGTCCGCCGTGGGTTCTCTGCCGATTGAGCACAAAAAAAAGAGGGGCGGTGAAAACTGCTCCTCTAAAAACCCCGGCGGTCGTAACTCAATATATGCTCTGTTGTGGAATCTTGTAGGTTGTCGCTGACGCTTCGGTCGGTGCTTCGTTCAATCCCATCTCAACGGGGTCTATAATTCGCTCAATCCCTGCTTTAAGACGTGGAGAAACCACGATAACTTTTCAGCGAGAGGGAATTGCATATACCGCACGCACCATACACTATCTTGAAATCGAAATCGCAAAACTATCGAGGGTGCAAATGCATGGCGCAAAGATAAGCGTTAAATTCTTAACCCCAATAAAATAGCCGATGAAAAAAAAACAGAATAAACGGAAATATATGTCGGAGGGCAATAAAAAACAGCCCCCGACCCGATTGTAGGACGCCAATCACATACAATCAATTAACGCGAGTTCCCGCGCAGTCGAGGGCTGTAAAGCCTTTTGACCGCAGGAACTCGCGTTATTGGTATGTGATTGGCACTGCAAAATTACGCAAAAGGGGCGAGATTAGCAACATAAACAACAACCAATTAAAAACATTTTGGTATGCTGAATGGCAAACACAACCCCTCAGAACATGGAGGTTTTCAAGGAAACCTCATCACTCGGACGGCTGCTCATAAAGCCCGTAGATAAGCCTCTCGCCAAGGCAATGATAGTCAAGAACCATTACTCCCACAAATGGAACGACGGTGGCTTCGGAGTCTATAACTTCGGAATCTTCCACGCCGATGAACCCGACCGTTGCCTCGGAGTGGCGGTTTACGGCTACATGAAGAACCCGGCGGCGCAGATATTCACACACCCGAACCCAAAAGCGTGGATGTGCGAACTCAACCGAATGTGGATAGATGATGAACTCGGCCACAACGCCGAGAGCATACTGATAGCCGCGTCGATAAAGCTGCTGCGCCGTCTTGATCCAAACCTCGTCGCCGTGCAGAGTTTTGCCGACGGTCGCCTTGGCTGCGGCACAATCTACAAAGCCGCCAACTTCCAATATTACGGCTTTCACCTCACAAAGTTTCTGCGCAATGTCAGAAGCGGCGAGGTCGTTCACGAGCAGATATTCACAAACTCACATTCTCCGTCGGGCTTTCTCCGCGCCAACGTGGGAATGTTGCTCGGCGACTTCGAGGTGTTCGAGGTCAAGACGTATCGTTACATTTATCCACTCGACAAACGCTTTCGTTTCGTCAAGCCGCAGAAACCTTATCCAGCATACGACAAAGGAATGGAACCTGCTGAATGGAAACGCGACCGCGCAAAGATGATTGAGCGTTGCGTCGGTATATTGCAGAAGATGGCATAAAAGGCCGGAAACAGCGCGACAGCACAATGAAAATCCCTCAGACGCAAAGGTGTTTGAGGGATTGATTTTGTGGCCGTCAAACGGCGTTTAAGCGGCGATTAAACGGTTGTCAAACAGCCGCGCCGGAAATAGTTGAAAATCTTGAAAA